GCAGCGACTAGGACTTCTTGCGATGGTAAAGTGATACTAGGTAAGGGTGGAAAGTGTATTTTTGGGGGTGGGTTTTCTTCTGTCCGCACCTCCTCTGTACCCTCGGGTCTTCGTAAATCTTGCGGAGGTACGACCAAAGGTTGATATGAGGGAACATCTGCTGTAGGGAGAGGTAAAGATGGGGTTTGCACCTTAAAGGTGGGTGGTAACTTTATTGTGGGTAACTCCACTATCTATAAGGGCTTTCACCTAATAAAGCTGTATTCCATTCTGCTTTTAACTCCTCTTCATTAGTTGCATTATTTATAGCATCAGTAGCAGTTGCATCTCTTAGTGCTTGTTTTTTTGCTACAATAGCACTTGTGTCTGCTGAAGTTTCCATTGCTCTTTGAAACTGTACATCAAGATCTGCAAAAAGAGGGGCTCTTGCATGCCTAATTCTTTTTTTGTGCATTTCTTTAGCTTTTGCTAAATCTATTTTAACAATACTCATGCTCCTACTCCATCTGTTAAATCTGCTTCGTCAGCGACCCAAGCATCTCTAAAATCTTTGTTTGCTGGTAAGTCTGACTTTTCTATATACTTAAATTTTTTACCAGTAGGCACATCTTTTAGTGCTATCTCTTCGAGAGTATACCACTGTCCTGTTGCTGGATTTATTTCTGAACCCAATCCACAAGGGTTTATTACGGATAGAACACCGTTGTCTTGCATGTAAACTATTCTTTTTGTTGTCATCGTACTGCTATAAATCCTGTTACTTCTGCGTTTGTCATGTTATTATCTGTAAATTTTCTAGTTCTTATGTCTACAAATCCTACAGTATGATCTGCTCTATTTCCTGTAGTTACGCAGTTATCATCACCTCTTGAACCACTTGAACCACCTGACATTCCAACAAGAGCATAGTTAGTATCAGGAAAGTTAGTACCCCAGTTAATTCTGAATTGACCAGTACCGTTGTCTCCAATACTAGATACATTACCTTTACCATGTGTTACATCATCTTCATCATCATAGTTTAACCATGCCCTAACTGGGTATGATGCTGCTACGCTAGAGTATGCACCACCATTACTACTGGTAGCACCTCTTTGGTATAAGATTCCGTTTTGATGAAATGTATATTTATGAGCATTATCAATGTTAAAGTGTAGATCTCTACTGCTACTACCACTATTAAAAATTTGTGGGCCTGAACCAGAGGTTGCTGACCAAGTTGCTTTTTCACCAGTTGTAAAAGCTATATTATGATTATTGGTATCTAAGTGGCCACCTAGCTGTGGTGATGAGTCACCGACTAAATCTGTATTAACAGAGTTGCCAGATGCTGCTGTAATTCTACCTTGAGCATTAACAGTAAAAGAAGGTATAGATGTTGATGAACCATAACTACCAGCACTTACACTAGTATGTGACAAGGCATCATCATTGACAGAGTTAGGTGCATAGTGTTCAGAATCAATAGAGTCTGCTACATAATGTTCAGAGTTGACACAATCGTTTTGTAAGTTATCACTATCTATACAGTCGTTAGCTAGATGTACATGATCTATAGAACCGTTTACATAGTGCTCTGAGTTTATTTGATCGTCAGCAATCTTACCAGATGTTACGCAGTCAGCTGCTAATTTAGCTGTAGTAACTTCACCAGCACGTAGTTGAGCTGTACCAACAGAGTTGTCAGCCATCTTATCTTGTGTAATCTGGTCATTTGCTATTTTAGCTGTAGTAATACCACTGGTTGCAAGTTGATTTGTACTTACAGCATTATTAGCTATTTTTGCTTCTGTAACAGCGTCATTAGCTATCTTAGCTGTAGTAACATTACCATCTGAAATCTTAGCTGTAGTAACAGAGTTTGTAGCTAACTTAGCTGAAGATACTGCACTATTACTTAAGCGATCTGAATTAATTGCATCATCAGCTATTTTTGCTGCTGTAACTGCATCATCATTTATCTTAGCCGTAGTTACTGCACCGTCAACTATTTCATTTGTACCAACAGAGTCGTTTAGCATTTTAGCTTGTGACACAGAGTTAGTAGCTAACTTAGCATTTGTAATTGCAGCATCAGCTATTTTAGCTGTAGCAATAGAGCCTGTACCTAATCTACCAGTGATAGATGCGGAGGATACGTTAGACATATCCTCTGCTGCTAGTGGGTGTCCACCAGCTGTTGAGCCATCGTTTACGACAAGAACATCCTTGTCTGTATCGACAGTAACTTCACCTTCGGCTCCGGTAAAGCTACTATGTTGCGAGGTTGTACCTCTTCTTAGTTTTAATAATTTTGCCATTATGCGATTGATCCGAAGTCTACGGTTAAGTTAGTTGTTGTAATTACGTTGGGTGCAATAGTCTGTCCAGAGATAAGTGCTACTATTTCACTTGCAGTTTGATCGGCTGTTGCACTAGCTTCTATACCGTCTAGTTTTGCACCGTCTACTGATAAGTCTCTACCATCTACTGTTTGGCTACCAGAAAAGGTTATATTACCTGACATCTGACCACCTGTTTTAAGTAGCAAGTTACCTGTAGCTGTTACACCACCCTGCCATGAAGAGCCATTATAAACTCTTAACTCATTATTTGTAGTATCAAAATATAAGTCTCCTACATCAAGACTAGAAGTTGGTGCAGAAGATGCAATACGATAACGATTAGCAAATGTATTTACGTTTGTTATTGATCCAGCAACAGTGTTAACATTAGATATAGAACCAGCAACTGTAGTTACATTACTGTTATTACCAGCTACAGCTGTGACATTACTAGATATACCAGCTACAGTATTAACGTTTGCTATATTGGTAGCAGTTGTGTTTACGTTTGATATAGCTCCGGCAGTTGTATTTACGTTTGCTATAGATCCAGATACTGTATTTATATTTGCAATATCGTCAGAACAATTATCCATTGCTGTAACGTTTGCAGTTGTTGCGAGAGTGTTCATGTCTGCTACAACATCAGTAGTACCAAGTATTGCTAAGTCTGCAACTGCGGCAGCTGTACCTAATCTACCTATTTCTGTTGCTTTACCAGCTACAGCAGTAACATTAGAGTTATTCCCTGCAACAGTGTTTATGTTACTTGTGTTACCAGCTACAGTCGTGACATTAGATGATATTCCAGCTACTGTAGTTACGTTACCAGATATGCCCGCAACAGTTGTTATGTTACTTGAAATACCAGCTAAGGTATTCATGTTAGTAACATTGCTTGAAGTACCCAATGTATTCATGTCACTTACAGCATCGGCAGTTCCAAGTCTACCAATTTCAGTAGCCTTACCAGCTACAGCACCTATGTCTGCATTATCAGCAGCAACTGCGTTTACATTAGATATAGACCCTGCAACTGTATTTACATTAGATATAGAACCAGCAACAGTATTGACAGAGTTATTACCAGTGCCTGTGCTTACTGCATTAGTAATTAAACCTAAATCTTCTTGGAATGTAATCTGTCCAGCTACAATATTAATGTTAACTAAATCAGACTGGTTAGGTGTAGCAGCACTAAACCCATCACCAGAACTACCGTCATAGATCATCAACACTTTGTTTGACGAACTATCAAACCATAAGTCACCTACCTGTAAACTTGAACTATCAGCTCTAGCTGTAGGTGCAGAAGTGCTTATTTGATATAGGTCAGCAAAGTTGTTTATATCAGTTACATTTTGACCGGCTAAAACAACATTAGCTATATTAGTTGCAACTGTTGTAACCTCTGTTGCCTTTGGTAGTAATCTGTGAAATGCGTATGTATGATCTGTAGCTGTAGTTTCTACTAAGAATCCAAAGCCAGATGGTATAGTTGAAGGTACTCCTGTAAGAATAACTGCTAATCCACTACCTCTACCATTTGCAATAGTAACTGTTCCACTGCTTGGAACTAAGTCAGTAGAAGCTGTTTTAACTGATACTATAGTACCACCTTTTGCAGAACCGCTAGTGTTTATATCAGGATTAGTTGTGGGAAAACTTGTTTCATTAGCTATAGGTACAAAACCACCTACATCATCTACAAGTTCAATAATACGTAAATCTATTGCAGCAGTAGTAGCTACTTTAGAATCGTTACTAGACCATGTTACACCGCTAGCAATAGTTTCGCTAGAGTCCTGTCTAAGAAATGCAGCTTCAGCAGCAGCAGTTGTAAAGAATGTGTTATTGTCCGCAGTATGACTTGCTTGCTCACTACTAGTTACAATAGTTGCATCAGCAATTTTGTCCATATTTACTGCATTGTCTGCAATCTTAGCTGTAGTTACATTGTGGTCAGCTATCTTCTGTGTAGTAACCGCACTTGTAGCTAGTTTTCCAGTAGTAACATTGTCGCTTGCAATCTTAGCTGTAGTAACAGAAAGATCTGCTAGTTTTGGTGTAGTTACATTAGCATCAAGTATTTTAAGTGTAGTGACTGAATCAGTAGCTAGCTTACCAGCAACAACATTATCGTCAGCTATTTTATTTGTAGTTATATTACTGTTAGCTATTTTAGCTGTAGTAACATTTGCATCTGCAATCTTAGCCGTGGTTACTGAACCATCTATCAAAGGTGTAGTGCCGATAGAATTAGGAGCATAATGTTCTGAACCTATTACATTGTCGGCTATTTTATCACCATTAATAGCATCGTTAGCAATCTTATCTCTTGTTACATTTAAGTTGGTTATCTTATCTGTAGTTACAGAATTATTAGATAAGTGTTCAGCGTCTATAGATCCAGCAACATAGTGTTCTGAGTTAATAACATCGTCTTGTATATTATCTCCGTCTATAATGTCATTAGCTAGATGCTCATGATCTATAGAACCAGCTACGTAATGTTCTGAATTAATAACATCATCTTGTATGTTATCGCCATCTATAACATCGTTAGCTAAATGTACGTGGTCAATAGACCCATCTACATAATGTTCTGAGTTAACTGCATTATCTGCTAGTTTAGTGCTGTCAATCGCATCGTTAGCAATTTTTGCTCTTGTTACATTAAGATCTTTAATCTTAGCTGTAGTTACTGCTGAGTCTTTTATCTCATGTGTTTGTATTGTTTGATTTTGTTCTTCTTGTATACCAAACAATAACTGCTCGTGGTTATCATTAAGGTCAGCTGCCTTAACTGATGCCCCTGCTGTATATGTAGCCTTTGCACTATCTACATCTGTTTCACGAAAGATGCGTATATCTGCTGGGCTTGCTGGTATATTGCCTGATGTAAAGACTACATTACCACCACCTGTAGTAGTGTAGCCAGTAATATTGTAGTGTACTCCAGATGTCTTTAGAACATTATCGACCTCTACTTTTACATCAGATACCTGTATAGAAGGGAAAGAAAACTGCTTAGTAGCGTTCCCATCCCCAGTATAATCTATGAATGTTGTTGCCATTTATTTGTATATGTTGAGGATGTTTGCTGTATCCGTACGTTTTTCAATACGTGCGATTTCTTTTTCACGTTGCTCTAGTATAACTCTTCTTACGTTTGGTTGGCTGCTAATCTTAGCCCAAGCTTGCCTACGTGCATTGTAGAATATACGTTCTATAATTCTATTATGATAGTAGTCTTTTACATCAAAATCACCACGCCTGCCAGATTTTATATCTGCACGCATCTGTTCTAATGACGCTAGTATCTTGGGATCGTCAGCTAGTTTGTCAAGTTTTAGTTCTAGATTTTGTTCACCTATAGCTTGTTGGAACAAAGATCTAATTACTGCATTATCTGTAAGCTTTGTGCCGTCAGGTGCATAGTATGTAGATGTACGTAGATCGTAGCCACTGTTAAATAGTAACTGCCTACCTTTACTTTGTTCTAAGTTAAGTGTTACAGGACTTACAGCATTATATGCTCTTGTTAAAAAGTCCCAATCTTTGAGTGGTTTACCGTTGAGTATGTCATACTTTTTAGGTAGCTGTTGTGTGCCAGCTATCTGTTCAGTAAGTAAGTTTCTGTTACGTATAGACTGTATCACACCTGAGTTTATCTCACGCATATATGGTGTAAATAATCTACCAAGTTCGTTACGTAGACCAGCAAGAGGTACAGTGTTGTTAGCAAGAGATGCTACAATACGTGGCCCTTGTCCGGGTCTAGCACCGAATAGATCTACGAAAGACTGTATGCCTGCTAGATATGATTTACTTGTAATCGCCTGTGCTATAACAAGAGATATCTTGCCTAACTGGTTTTCTGTCCACTCTTCACCCATCAGTTCACTTGCATCACCTACGTCAGCGATTGTAGACATAATAAGGTTAAATGGTTCAAAGTTATCATAACCAACACGTACAGCACCTAGCTTTATAGTTCTTGGCTCCCACTTACCATCTATCCAGACCTGTCTTTTCTGTCTGTCAACTGGGCCGTTACCGTTAAGATCACCACGCATCCAAGCATTGACAGCCATCATAACTACACCAGATCCTATCGCCAATCGGCCTGTTTGTAAAGCTCTAGCATTAGCAAGTTCTTCTGCTGTAAAGATACCATACTTGTTTACACTTGCTAGGTCAGCTGGGTTTGCAAATGCTATATCGTTAAACTCTTTGACTAAGAAGTTAAAACCGGGTGTATACTTACCTGTAAGAGCAAGACCATTTACACCTGTTCTAGCAAACAAAAAGAATGGTTTGGCTAGAGGTGCAGCACTAAATACATCATTTAGACCTTTTGCAAAGCCTGTAAGATCTTGTGTCAGTGTTACTTCTTTACGTCCAAACTTTGTAGCTTCGTCAATAATATTACCGTCTTTGTCAAATACTTGTGAATAGAAGTCGTCTTCATATGCCTTCATCAAGTCTTTGTTTATTTCTGGCAGTTTGATACCATCAACACTTTGCATTTCTAAGACTCTACGCATTGCTTTTTCACGCATCTTAGCACGGCCAAGAATGTAACCAAACGCATCGTCAGTTGCAGCCATAATCTTTGTAGAGTATGTAAACAAGTTATTGTTGTTCATCTGTCTAGCTACGTTAGCCATACGAAATGCAGCTACTTCACCAGCATTAGCTCTACCACTATCTTCTGCCCAACGACGTAGTATCTCCCAGTTATCATCTGCCTGTGTATACTCTGAAAAACGTGTCTTGATTGTACGTATATCGCCTTTCCAGTATGAGTTTAGTTTTTCTCTAAACAAAGTAAACGACTCAGGTATAGCTTCTATCATACCATTAACAGCAGCTAGGCTACTTCTAACTGTAGCAGAGTCACCTTCAAATGGATAGCGTAGAACTGCTCCTAATGCTGAAGCTAGTGGTCGTAGAAATGTTGCAGTAGATGTACCCATGATTGCTCGGACTGGTGTTTTAGGGCCTGATAGAATACTATGACTCATCACACCTTCTAGTTCACGAATTAGTGCACCTGTTCTAGCTGGGCCGTCTGGTGCTAATGAACCGCCTTTGAGTATTGTACGTGCCCATCTGTCAAAGTCCTCAAGAGTATTGACATCTTTCATCATAGAAAAAGCTTCAAACAACGCATTAAGTAGGTTGTCATCAGGATCATCTTTTGCTATCTTCAGTACAGACATAATAGAGTCTTTTGCATCTTGCATTTCTGCTGTTACAACTTCGTCTACTATCTGTGATTTTGGCTGTTTACCAGCTTGTAGTTGTCTAAATGCGTCAGATTTTAAGAATCTAGCTTTTTTAGTTTGGTATAAAGCTGTTAACATTGTATCTACAACTTGTTTAGCTGGCCCATCTACATCATCTAGATCAACTAGGTCTGCTATTTCACGTCCAGCTGTACCTAGATCTCGTAACTGTTTAAGTAAAGAACCAACAACTAAGTCACCTATAACAACATTCTTAGATGTCCATATTTCTATACCATCAACAACATCAGGTTGAGCTTCTAATAACTCTTTTAGATACTGTTGTGGTGACATTTCTATGGCATTTCTACCCTGTGTTATACGTTGATGACCTTCTATTGCTTCTTTCCATCTGGATGCTAGCTTTGGTACACTACCTTTTACAGCATCAAGCTCTGCTCTAAACTTTGCATCGCTCATCAGTCCACGCATAATACGTTCTACTTGTGCTTCGTCTGTAGCACCCTCCATAGCAATACGTTCACGTTCGTATGGAGTTGTTACAGAGCCAGTAGATCCTTCTTCTGAACCCCACTCTTTACGAGTACGAGATAGCTGTTCACGAGCTTTCTGTGGTGATACCTCGGTTATGTGTGCCCCTTGGTGTGGTTGAGATATAGGTGCATTTTTATCTGCTCTAAACTCTACTTCGCCACGTCTTAGCTGTGCTAGTCCGTTTTGTACTGTTGCCTGTTTTAGATTCTTGTTTCTATCTTGTATCTGTTTTACAGCTTTTTTACCACCTCTACCCAGTGTGTAAGCAAAACCGTCAAAGAATAGACCTATGCCCATACCTTCAACAATATTCTTCATCTTCATCACAACTGGATGGTCAGTATCTTTTGTAGATATAGGTGTATCCATCCAACCATAGCGGTCACGTAA